ACCGCGGCTGTAGCCGCGCATGGCATGGCATGGCATGGTGTGTTTAGGCTAGCACACGCCATGCCATGCCATGGGGGGTCCACCATCCGCATCCACCGACCTGCTAGGATTGAATCATGCAACCAACCGATGACCGAATCGTTCTACGCCAATCGTGGCTGGGAGAACTGGCGATGTGCCCCGAACGGGCACGCCAGTCGATGCTGGGGATCTCTCAAGACACCCAGTCCACGTCCACCATGCTGGGGACCGCCGTCCACTACGGCATCGAACAATGCCTGACCGAAGTAATGGAAACCGGGAAGCCTCTGACAAAGGCCAAGACCATTTCGACGGCGACAAAGTTCTGGGATGACCACCGTGACGAAATCGTCCGCTGGAACCACAAGGAAGACGAGCCGGTAGAAATCATCAAGGCCAACGCTGGCGTGTGGTGGGACGAGGTGCGGCAGAACGTGCGCCCCGTAGCGGTGGAGTGGACGTTTGAGTTGCCGCTCGTGGTCGATCACAAGCCGGAGATATGGCTCAAGGGAACGGTTGACTGCGTGCAGGAGTTCCCGCAACCGATCATAGACTGGAAGAACCCGGGGCGTAAGCCGTCCTCCGAGTGGGAGAAGAAGCGTTGGTCGGTGCAGGCCGCAGCGTACACTTGGGCGGTCGCAACGCAGGCCGACAATGGGCTGACCGAGCCGTTGGGATTCCAGTTCGTGCATCTCGTCAAGGGAACGGTGCATACGACTCTCGTAGATTTCGGACCTGCGGAGTGGGCCAGTCTGGTTGCGCTGGCTCGCTCTGCGGGCACACTCATTGCCGCTGACCTACCAGTGTGGCCGCTCAACATGACCGGCTGGCATTGCGCACCCAAATGGTGCGGGGCGTGGGCTACATGCCGCGGTAGGTTTGCGGGACCAGATCCATGGAACCAACTATAGAAAGGTAGACCCATGGTTGCAGCAGCAGCAAAGAAAGCAGAAAACAGTATTACGGTATTCCGTAGACAGGTTATCCAGACGGGAAGTTACGAACCCGCCGAGGCATCCTGTGCGGTGACAATCACCATCGACGCTGACACGTCGGAAGAGGAGGTTGCAGACCTGATTACCCGTTGGGGATCGGTGCTGGAACTGTCCAACTACGAGGCGTTGGGGGTCGGCTACGAGATGGCGGAGGATGGCACCGTAGCGATGCTTGCCAAAAGTATTCCCGGGGCTAGTGCGAGTGGACCCCCAGCCGTGGCCCCGGCCCCGGCTGCACCCCCGGCCCCTGCCGGTGGTGGAGGCGGAAGCCTTGAGGACATCTGGCGCAACCTGATGGACAACCGGTCGGACTGGTGGGATCCGAACTGGTCTAAGAAGATGGACCCGAACAGCAACTTCAACAAGAAGGGACCGGATTACAAGCGCCGGTCTGACGGCAAGGGGCTGTGGTTGACGAAGCAGGACGGGTCCGTACTGGTACCCGGCTGGTTCGTGTGCCCGTTCACGGGTAAGACCGCCGCTGATCTGGCGTCTATCGGGGCACAGATCAGGGTCTGACAATGGCCGACATCCTCTCTGGGGATGAGGTGGCACGTCGCCTCGCCGCAGCCCAGACCGATGGGGCTGATGGCGGGGCGGCAGGCCGTCCCCGGCAACCAAACAGGTGGTCGCTGACCACCACAGTCGTAGACAACCTGATCGGATTCATCCGCAATCCGGCAGAGCGATGGTACCTTGGGTTCCCCGAGATCGACCTAGCGACCCGTGGCATCGGCAAGGGTGAAGTGTTGATGGTGGTGGGACGATCCCACACCGGCAAGTCCCAGATGCTGTTGAACAGCATGGTCACCAATCTGGTGAACGACCCCGAAGCGCACGTCGTGATCTTCTCCATGGACGAACCGCGCGAACTCGTGGCAATGAAAATCTTCTGTCTGTTGCAGGGGCGGTCCTCCACTGATGTAGAGGAATCTATCAAAGCGGGGGACGAGGCCACCTTGCAGGCCATGCGTGACACGGCCAAGAATGAGATGTCGCGCATCGCCATCGTGGACGAGTCGCTCTCGTTGGACATGATGACTGAAACGATGGACGAGGTGCGGGAGTGGTGGGGATGCAACCCGTCGTTCTGCATGATCGACTATCTGGAACTGCTCCCGGGCGGGGAGTCTGACGCCACGGGGGTGACCTCAAAGGCTCAGGCGGTGAAGCGTTGGGCGAAAACGCAGCGGGTACCCATCGGGCTGGTGCATCAGGCTGGACGTGGGGCCGCTCAACCCGGGTACTCTGCCGGGATCTACGCTGGCCGGTACGGCGGCGAGCAGGAAGCGATCTTCGTCATAGAGGTGTACCGGAAGAAGGACCGGCAAACCTTGTCCGACTGGGAGAAGACGTACCACGAGAACAGCATCAACCTGAACGTGTGCAAGAATAAGCGGACGGCACGGATGGTGGATCAAACGTACTATCTGGATCCGGCGTGCGGGCACATACATCCGTACTGGGAGGAGTTGATGCCCGGTGCAGGATCCCGATGACAAACCGATGTGTTGGAAGTACGACAAGCGGGGCATCCCACACCTCAAACACCACAAGTGGAAGAGGGACGACACCGCCGACCGGTGGGAGTGGGAGCGATGTTCCGGCTGTGGACAGATGCGCAGGGTGGATGATGGATGCGGTATCTGAGCGTTTCGCCCTGCTGTGTCGGGGCGGCAAGGTTGCGATAGACGACCCGGATGGGGGCGGCTTCCGTCCGTGGCAGTCCGACTCCGGCGGGTTCGTACCTGCCGACGACAAGGACTTCATCATAACGTGCGATGACCACCTGTATCGGGGGCCATCCATCGGCGTGTACCCGCTGTTCATGTCGGATAACGACTTCTGGGTGTACTGGGGGTGCGTGGACTGGGACACCGGCTTCGACGAGTCCCATGTTCACGCCTGCAACATGCGGGAAGTGCTGCGTCAACTGGGTGTAGCAGCGTGGGTGGAACGCTCACGGTCCAAGGGGTGCCATCTGTGGGTGTTCTTCGATGGTGCGTTGCCTGCCGTCGATGTGCGGCACGGGTTGATCGCGGCGTGCGATCTGGTTGGTGCCCCCACCACCGAAGTAAATCCTAAACAGGTTGAACTTTCGGGACGCGGATGGGGGAACGGCGTCCGGCTCCCATACGGATACCTGAGAGAACCCGGCGGGTTCAACGAAATGATCGACACCGACGGTGAACCCGTCCCCCTCGCCCAGTTCACAACGCAGGCGCACGCAACCCGACCCACCACACAGGCATGGAAGGCCGTCACAGCCCTGTGGAAGCCCCCTGAGCGTCCCCGCAGGGTAGGCGGGGGACCCACCCCCACCACAGGTCCTCTGGAGGGCTTAGCGGCCTTCATACGGCGCCTCGGCCCCGAACCCTCCCCCCACAAACCAACAGGGGACCGATCCGTAGCCCTGTGGAAACTAGCGTGCGCAATGACACGCCAAGGATACAGCCGACAGGCTATGATGCAGGAACTACGGGCAGCCGACATCGAATGGGGACGCAAGTTCGCCAACCGCCAAGACTGCACGCAACAACTAGAACAACTACTAGACAACGCATACAAGGACGTGCACCAGTGACCGACTCGTACACCGTCGTCGTAGAACGACGACCCAAGGTCAAGGCCCGTCCCCGGCACACCAAAGGCGGCAAAGTCTTCACCCCAGCCAGCACCCTCCAAGAAGAGGACCACGTTGCGCAGGCATGGAAAGACCAAGTGGGTGAAAAAATCTCCGGCCCAATCGAAGTGACAGTCATCTACTCGCCCGACGCCACCATCCTGCACGTCACCTCATCGCCACACAACGCCAAGACCCTGAGGGGAGACTTGGACAACTACGTCAAACTGACGTTGGACGCGTTGAACGAGGTGGCTTGGGAAGATGACGGGCAGGTAATGCGCCTCCACGCATCCAAGGTAGACCGCCTAGAGCCGTGATACGACACGCCGTCACGCCCAGCATGAAACGGGACGCCGAACGTATGGCCGACGAAATGGGAAAGTTGAACAACTCCATACGGCAGGGCGACGGCAACGTCTACGGGTTCGTGGGCGAACTGGTGTTTGCCGAAATCACCGGAGCGAACCAGAACAACACGTACGACTGGGACGTGGAAATGGACGACGGTCGCACAGTGGACGTGAAATCCAAATGCGTCACGTCGCCCCCCCTCCCGCACTACGAATGCTCCGTCGCATCCATAGGAACCAACCAGAACTGCGACTACTACGCCTTCATGCGCGTCCTCAAAGACTGCACCTCGGCGTGGTACCTCGGAGTAATGGGCAAGAAAGAGTTCCTGCGCCACTCCACGTTCATGGAAGCAGGCGTATGGAAGGACCCATCCAACGGATGGTCACCAACCATCGACTGTTACAACATCCCCATCAGCGACCTCCATCTGGACGAAGACAACCCCGGGAACCTCCCACCGCTACCCCAATAGGGTATACTCTGATGCGTGGCAAGACGACGAGAGTTCCCCACCGACCCGAACAACTGGTTCGTACGGATAAACACCGACGAACGAGAAAGGGCGATAACGGGGTCCCGACCCCTGACCGAAATCGAAGCATTGATGGGAGTAGCACCCCATCAGGAAGCACCCACCCCGTCCATACTGGAAACAATCGCGCTCAAAGAAGCCGTAGGAGCAGCCATAGACGCGTTGGAACCAGAAGACAGGTGGATCATCAACGCCCTGTTCGTTGAACAACTCTCGCTGCGGGTAGCAGGGAACATACTCGGCATCCCCAAAACGTCGCTAGCGCGCAGACGCGACTACATCAGGAGACAGTTGATGGCGAACCTGTCAGAATCCCCCGCCGTAGTGCAATGGCTCAGAGAAGGGCTAGGACTCCGTGCCTTCCATACATTGCCGGAGCATCCCCATGAGTGACCCGGCCCACACGGCGAACGCCTGCTGCGCATCGTCCACACCATCCATGCCAGCGTAAAACGCCGCCAACAAGTGTTCCGCCTCTTCGCGGTCGAACACCAGCAGTACCCCTAGCAGGCCATCCGGCGACCACTTGGCGTGAATGCCGTCGTGGGTGTCGAACAGATGGGCTGTCGCGTGAAGTTCAGCGTAGATTTCCTCCTCCACATACGCGTGTTCCACGCTGAACTGTGTCCATGTGGCCTCTAGGTCTTCCACGCTGCTAGGCTACTTTCTCCCGGGCATACGTCTTCACGACACTGAGAGCCGCAGCAACCGCTGCGACCATAGCCGTCTTGGCCGAAGCCAGATCACTGACAACAAACACCGCTAGGAAAGCCTGCGTGAAAGTCCACGCAGCCCTCTCAATCATGTTGCTCACTTTTTCTTCCCCTTGTTGGACCGTTTAGAATAGTCGTAGGCAATGGCAGCCGCCTGATCCCGCGGATAACCCTCACCGATCAGGGTGCCAATGTTCTGTGAAATAGCGTTCTGGCTCCTGCCACGCTTCAACGGCACGGCTAGTACCGGGGGCGGCGCGGCTTCTTCGGCGCCACCTCAATCACGCAACGCGCTACGGGCGCCGCTCTTTGACGGCGAACCGACATGGCCTATCCCGCTGCCACGCGTGCTGCTCGTGACCAGAACCTGACCGGCCTTCACCTTCTTCGGTGTCGAACCATCCCTCATGATGACCTACTTCCCGAACGGGCGTCCGCCGAAAGCGGCGTTGCCCAACTTGCTGCCACGCAGATACGAGGCAGCCTTCTTCGCCTTCTGCGACATGTCCCACATGTTGAACGACGACGTGGAATCGTACAACTGGTCGTCCTGCGACCCGAACGTGTCCTGAAACGTACCGTAACCCTCACCCTTTGGCATGACTTTCCCTACTGTAAGAACAGGGCGCCGAACGTGTCACCGTCCACCGTCCCGTTTGCCTTCAGAAACCCCTGCGATTCCTGAAACTGCTTGACCGCCTTCCCGGTGCGACGGCCAAAGATCCCGTCCACCACCCCGGCGTCGAACCCGCGATCATTCAACCGGGACTGCACCAGTCTGACCGGCAACCCGCGGCTGCGACGTTTCAACGGCGACTGCTCCACCTGCACGCGAAGATCCTTGAAATACCGGAAGATTGCGTCCCAGTCAACCATCGTGGGTTCCTTCGGTGCAGCCATGCCGCCCTCAACCCAGTCCCCCAACCAGTCGCCCGGGCATGTCGTGGAACCCTTGCGGCGATGCGTTTCCACCCACAGGCCACGACCAAACCGGCTCTCAGCCTCCCCGACTATCGTCTGGATCGACTCAAGAACATTCGCATGAGACTGCTTGTACCCCCACCCGGTATAGCAGATCGACATGGACTTGGAGTTCCAACCCTTCGTGGCTCCGCCACGGGCTTCCCATCCCCGTCCCTCAAAGATCGTCCCCGTTTCATCAACCAGCCAGTTGTATGCGATCCCATCCCAGCCCTTGGCGAGATGGTGACGCTCAAAGGCGTGAACAGCCTGCGTGCCCTTCGGCCCGTCTTCTACACCAGAATGATGCACCACGACGCCCTCAACCCGGTGATGCCGGATCCGATGGAAGCCCTTGCCGCCCGGGGGTGGCGTGGCGCCCCACTGTTGGCGGGAAACGTATTGCATACCTAAAGCCTAGCCTGTCCCGTCACCGGGTTCTACTTATGATGTCCATGCGGTCATTGCGCTCAAAGAGCCGCTCGTACCTCTGCTGCGTCAACCAGTTCGACTGAACCTGCGGCGTGTTGAAGTTGGCAGACATGCCGAACATGGTGCTCATCAATGAGCGGGTGAAGTTTCGCTGGTACTTGGGTTCGTTCGGGAGGAGGCGCCGTATAACCCCAAGGGTTGGCAGCACGTTGGTTATCAGGTAGATGTGATGGTCGCGCATCTTCCACTCGCCGTGCGGGGAGCGCACAGCGACCCCCGACAGCGACAACGCATCCATCAGAAACGGCACACCAGAAATGGCGGCAGGAGCCTTCTGGTACCGGCCCTCAAACGGTATCCCATTGAACACCTGCTTTCCGAACGCCACCTCCAACGGTGCCTTCAGCAGAGGTGAGGCGCTGGACACCAGATTCGTTGCCGCCTTCTTCCACCCGCCCCGCTGGAACGGGTCGTACCGCCCCAAGTCTTGGAACGGAATGTCCGGTGCCGTATAGACGGTGCCGCCCTTGGCGGTGAATGGCAGGCGTATACCGAACGGCTCCAAGAAATAGTCCGGCACAACATCTTCGCTTTCGCTCCCCAACTCAAGGTTCCGCTTCGCAGACAACAACTTGTTGTACTTGTCTGGGTGCTTCATAATCTGCTGCAACTGGTACGGCACATTCTTCCGCGTCCACGTATAGAACGGGAAGATGGACTTCATCCACTGGCGCTCAAACTGGGTCAACTCGTCATAGTCGAACTGCGACTTGGCGATACGGGCAAGCGCATCATCCACAGAACCGCCGTACCGCAACGTGTCCATACCCACACCCAGCCGCACAACATCCTCCACCCAACTGTTTACCGTACGCACGGACTGGTACGGTGCGAACCGTGGCGACCACGGCTTCAACGACACCGAATACTGCTTACCGCCACCAGTACGGCGACCCACCAGCAACTCCATGCTGCGGGCATTCCTCAAACCGATCCCCAGTTCCACAGCAGACACCGCCTGACCACCGCCACGCACCCCGACCTCCAACAGACTCACATAACTGTGCAGGTTGGCGTCATCAGTACTCTTGGCAAGACCCCGTGCCGCCTGTAGGAACGAAATGTTCTTGTCGGATGCCTCTCTCGCAATACGCATCGTCATCTTCGTGGACGAGACTATCTCGTTCAGGTTGACCCCATCCAGCCATGCGTTGAAGAACGCACCAAAAATGTTGCGCTGAACGAACCCGGGTGTAGCGATCATCGCCGACTTCAGATACGTCTGAACCTTGTTCCACCCCTGCCACAAGAGTCCCCACTCCTCGTGGTCGTTTATCTTGGCGAACGCATCAATGATATTCAGCATGTCCCTGTCCAACGCTGCATCACCAGACATCAGCGTCCACGGACCCCACTCCGACTTGGAGACGGCATCCTTGAGAGCCTTCTGAGCGGTCTTCCGCTCCCCGGCATTGAGCGCAAAGATCCCTTCCCTCACAGACTTATCAGGGACGGCGCCCGGACGGTCCAACCCGACGGCACGCTCCCGCACCTCGTTCATTACGTCCTTGAATGCCTGCTCTATCTTGTTGGGTCGGGCTGCCCCGGCACGCGCCTCCCGTGTAACAACATCAGTCGCCGGTTCGACGGGAAACAGGCGACCCTCACCCAGCAGTCGCTGGAACTCGGCGACCTCGGCAGGATCTCCCGTCTCAATGAAATGTGCCCACTCCCTCAACTCCCTGTCAGACGCCTCCTTCTCCAACCACGCAATATCCTCAAGATGGTTCTTGGCCCTCTGAGCCTCATCGTCCCCATACTTTTTGACCCGCACCACCTCCGCCTTGGCCTTATCCAGATTCGTGGTCGCCTTCGTGTGCGCCCCCTCCAACTCCTTGCCAAACTCCAACCGGGCCACCACCTCATCAACCGTCTGCTGCTCCCCACCAATCGTCAACGTACGCTCGCCCTGCCCACCAACCACAAAATCCCGAACAGCCTGCCGCGACAACGCCGTATCACCCTGACGCGGATCCGTGAACCTCCCCGACACAGCCCAATCCTCAAGCCCCAACTCGCGCATCACCTTCGCATAAGCCCTGTTGAACGCCTCCACACCCGAACGGCCCTCCATCGCCGCAGCAACCCCCCGTGTAGCAGCAACGAAAGCGTCATGCCCAACAACCTGCTCAGCGTCCACCAAGGTGTTGTAGACGTTCACCCATCCCTCGGCACGCTCCAACGGATCAGCGGCACGCCACGGAGGTGGCTCCGCCTCCACCTTGTTAGCCCTCAACTCGGTCTTCTCAGCCTTCTCAGCCAGTTTCGCTTGCTTCTCGGGGGGAGCCTTGCTCGCAGCGGCACGCTGCTTCTGCGCAAGCGCACGCAGCCTCTTGATCTCTGCCACATCTTCCGGGTGCCTAACCCCTTCACGCATCATGGGGGTTCCAGCCACCTCTCCCGCACCGCCTCGCCGCTTACCGCCCCCCAACAGGCGTATAATCGCCCTCATGGCCCTCACCTCTGGAGAACTCTTCGCTATACCGGCAGCCTTCAGGCTCGCATCAGTAAGCATCGCTTCAAGATTCGTAACCGCATCCTTCAACCGTGCAGAGTCCGCCCCATACACCGCATCAATCTCTTTCCGGCTGGAATACCATCCCTCCACTGGTGCCGGTCGCCGCGGTTCAGCCACCCCAGCCATCTGCCTACCCAATGCTGCATCAACCCCGGCATCCTTGGCTTCTCGGGTCGCCCACGCAGCCCGTGCCTCCGGCCTCAAACCACCGGCCTGCTGAACCCGGACTTTCACCTCCTCAAACGCAGTATTAGCCTTCGACAGTTCGGTTGCTGTATCGTCAACAGCCTGCTGCAAGCCTGTCAGTTCCTCCGCCTCCGCATACGTGTACCGTCTGGCATTGCGCACCACCTCCTGCAACCTGTCGTACTCTGCTGTGCCCACCTCACTGGATCCCGGCTGTTGAGCGGCATTGATCCTTTTCGCATCGGGCACAATCGGATGCGAGTCCCCTACAGTGTTGCCTTTCGGGTACATCCTCATATCGTACGAACGTGCGTCAACGTATGGAAGACCCGTTGTTTCCAGCGCCGCATCCAAATCCTTCACCGCATCATCCGCTGCTACACGAGCGGCCTGACTATCAGAGTAGGCTTGTTCTAGTCGCACCGTCAAAGGATCGTTTTCCCTCAACGTGCCCTTGGGTGGGGCATCGTCAGCGAACTTCCATCCACGTTCCTTCAACTTCGCTCTGGACGGGACCTCCCAAGGCTGCAACACCCACTCGCCCCCTTCACGCTTAGCCAAATGGACAGTCCCCTCAACGTCTTTCAGGGGCACGCTGGGATCCGTGCGTCCCAACGCAACGATGCCGATGTCGGCATCGTTGGGGTTGGTGGCTATCAGTCTCCCCCTGCTCGGACCACCAGCCGTCACGCCGCCCAACTCCACCAACGGCCCAGCCCGCTCAGCGTCCCTCCACGCCTGATCGGCGATAGACACGGCACCAGCCTGACGCCTACTGGCGTCCTCCAACCTAGCGGCGGTACGCTGCGCCCCGTGCAGGCGCTCGGAAGCCACCTTCCCCGCCTTGACCACAGCAGTAGCAGCATCAAGACGGGCCACATAGTCGGGGTCCTCCAACGCCCTAGCAGCAGCCAGTTCCTTCCTTACTGCTTTCTCCAGCCCCCGCAGATCCTTCCGTTCCTGCGCTGTCAGTTTGATTCGCACCGCCGGTACGGGATAGAAAACAGACTGTCCTTTTGCTCTCCTAGAAGGTTCACGGGTCCTACGCACACTCTCAAACCCTGCTTTGATTGCTTTCGCCTCATCGCGGGGTATCTCTTTCTTGGCCGCTTTACGCACAGCCTTCAACGTGGCCTCACCGCCCACAACGTCCAGAGAACCCCCGAACGCCCGCTTCGCAAGCCCCTCCTGCGCTTCCGTAACCGCCTTGGCGGCCTTCAACTCGCCCTTCAGCGCCTTCTCGGCTTCAGCCAGTTCAACATAGGTGGGCTTCAGTTCCAGTTCAGGGGACAGCAGTTGCTGTTCCAACTCGGCCACCCGGCGCTGCACAGCAGCACGCTCTACCCCCAGTCTCGGCACATGGATACCTTCGGCCTCCGCCTTTGCAGCCATCTCGATTTGCTGCTCCAACTCAGCCACCCGGCGGCGAGCCGCTGGCAACCAATGAGGCACATCGACCGTAGACGGGTCCACGGCATCCCACTCCGCTATCCGTGCTTTCCCTGTCGCTATACGCTCCTCCGCCCGTGCCCTCCACTCCATGCTAGGCACAGAAACCTCGCGCCCCTCCAACTCCCCAGCAGCGGCGATCTTTTCTTTACCTGCCTCTACACGCTTCTCCAGAGCGGCACGCTTCGCCGGAATCTCAGCCCGCCGCTGCCCCTCCTTCGTCAGACGAACCTTGGCCTCCTCGCGCTTGACCCATACGCCTTCAACCCTTTCACCCTTCTTGGCCGGAGTACTACTCCCAAGAGACTTCCTTGCTGCCGTAACCTCATCCAGTTGAACCGTCAACTGCTCAACCCGACGATGCGCCTCATCCCAACTACCCAACTGGCCTCTTGTCTGAAACTCCGGGTTCGCATGGGAAACCGTGGGTGCCGGTATCAGTTCACCCCTGCGGGCATCACCACCGATAACACCCGGCAGGATCCCCCCCTTTTCATCACCCTTGAGAAACGCCGCCCTGTCAGCCTCCGTCCAATCAGCGGTTTCAGCCACCGTCAACCGGCGAGGAGGCCCAGCCGGTCCAGTCGGCCTACGCGAAGTCCCCGTCTGCGTGAAGTCCGCAGACACCTCCATGCCCCTGAAGGAGCCTGTACCCGTCTTTAGGACCTCCGGGTCGGCCAGCCTCGCCCCCTCAGGCAACCCCTCATACGCCCTACGGGGACCACCCTCCTCCCGGTACGCAACCTCAGCCTGCGCACGGGCCTTCTCGTAAGCCCTGAAGCGAGCCAACTCCGACTGCGCAGCGGGCGACCCCTTGTCGCTCAGAGTCTTACGAGAAGTCTCAAGTTGTTTCTTAGCAACCTTCAACTTCTCGGCTATTTTCGTCACTCGGACATCGTGTGCCTCCAGCGCGGCGTTGGCAGCAGCCTCACCCGTACGGCGCGTCGCGCCGCTCCCCGTCGCCTGAATCGCCTCCTCTACAGTCTCACGTGCTGCGCCCAGTTCCCCACCGACAGTTCCCTCTATGCGCCATGTCGGCGTCGTTACCTTGCCCAATGGATCCTCAAAGCGGACACGCCCTTCCGGCCCGATCAGACGCTCCAACTCGGCCTCCAACTGCGCCTCGGTACGAGTCAAACGAACCAGATCCTGCTGAGCCGGATCCACAAAGGGGTCACCCCCGACCCACGCTTTGCGTGCCGCCTCGTCCAACGCCTCCTCCGCCTCCCTCGTAGCAACAGCGAAGGTACGTTCCAACCCGGCAACCCCACGCCCACCAGATAGTCTATTCAGACTCTTCACAGCGATGTCGTAGATCTCTTTAGCCTTCTCGTACGCTGCCACGTCGATGTCGTACTGTTTCTTCAGTTTCGTAGACCTCGTGGCGCTAAGCGTCACCGCCTCCAACGTGTCTGAAACCTCCGCAGCGAACATGTCGGCGTCGGTTCGTAGAATCTTCTTGGCGGCATCACGTACCGCCTTGTTCTTGGCGGCAGCATCCTTGATGAACTCCAACCGTGCCGCAGCGTCACTGTTTCGCAACACAAGTTGGTCGCTGCGTTCCAGAATCTCCTTGTACTTCTTGGTTCCCATCTTGCGGGAAACCCTCTGCAACTCGTCAAACTCTAAACCGTTGGCACGCACCGCCGCCTCAAGGTCAGCGATCTCCTCAACGTACGCCGCCTGCTGCGCATCAATCTTGTCCAACTCGGTCTGCGCCCGCTCCACCTCCGGCGTCCTGACCGTACGCAAATCCTCCGTCTGTGCGGCAGCACGCTGCTGCTGACGGTTCGCTATCTCATGCTTCCCCCGAACAATCCTTTCCCGGGTGGCAGCCTGCGTCGTCTTCCTAGCCTGAAACGCCGACTCCCTCCCCCACTCGGCGAAAGCAGTTTCGATCTCATCAAGGTACTCATCCAACTGTTCAAGCGGGAACTCCTCCTTCATGCGTTTCAGGAACTCGTGCATCCGAATGTCGCGCCCCATCCCCTTCCTCCACGCATCAGCGACGACACTGAACTCGCCCTCAAACGCCTCCTCCCCAAACGCCGCCATCGAAAC